AATACTCTCCATCAAGAAAAGCATTTTTAACAATTTCTCTTTCTTTTATTTCCATAGAATTAATTCTACGAAATTCTGAAATAACTTCATTAACTTCTTTCACCGGTGTAGAAACTGTGATACCAGTACCAATAACATAATCAATATAATTATCTACTATTCCATTTATCAAAGGATCTAAAGCATATTTTGTCCAACAAGCATCTTGAATCAACCATAGTTCTGAGTTTGTTAAATCAATCTCAGGAACAGAATCCATAGAGCTTAACATAATATCATTTACATCATTAAAATTCTTTGAAAACTTCTCATCTTTTACTAATTGTTTCTTAACAAATGCTGTAAGCTCTTTTTTACTATTGTCTCTCCTTTCAATCTCACTAAATAAATATTCTGAATTTGAAGAAAGTATTCTAGCTTCTGCAAGTTCATTTTCAATTCGTTCTTTATGTTTCTCATAGAACAAATTAACAGCTGCTGATGCAGCTTCTTCAGAAGCTTTACTAATCTGAGTATCAATAGTTTCTTGAGTAGTAATTCTAATTTTGAACTTAAATGGATTTTTCATTTATATCCTATAGATACGGATTATTCAATCTAGATGATGATCTTAAATCTTGTATATCTCTTGGGTCAGTTGAGATACCATTACCATCATTAGATAATAGATAGTTGTCATATTGTGCTTGAGCGTTCTTATAGAACTGGTCTTGATTCTGTTCAAATTCTTGTTCTGCTTGAGTGGTATAATACATCCTTTCATTCATTACACAATGGAATGTTGCTCCACATATAGCTTGTTCAACATCAAGTGTACCTCCAGGTGGATGATCTATTTTACCAGTAGCACCCACTTCTTGAGCATAGCTTAATTCATCTTCAAAGTAGTCTCTATCATAGCCTACATTTTCTGAATTTGGTATATGTAATCTATCATCATAAATCAATTCTCTTAAGGTATATTGAGCTGCATTATAGTTTCCTTCAGTTGACTTCTTTGAATAACCTAATTCATTATCATCAAGTTGTAACCAGTGTGCTGTCCTATCAATAGATAAATGACCAGCTCTAAAACCATAAGTTCTTAAAATCTGAATACTATCTAATGATTGAAATCTATCAAAAGAAATAAGACCAAAATAAAAGTGACGACGAGCTAATTCATAAATTAGCTCCCTTATTTCACCTAATATAATATCTTCACCTTTCCTTACAGTAATCCTACCCCAGAAGTCACATTTCACAACGGGTAATTTAACTTTTTCTATCTTTAATTTATCTTTATCATTAGGATTCTCAAGCCAAACTTCTCTATCAACAAAGGAAGGGACATGGCACATGGCTATACCAACAGCATCTCTATTTTGACCTAAATCTATATGCATAAAACGTCTAAATGTATCTTTGCAGATAAAATCTGGGTCAAAAGTCTTTGTAAATGGATTAAATAAATTAGGATATGGTTTCTTGCAGTCTTTTATTTTTCTTTTACGTCTGATAAAAGGATGTATACCTCTCTGGGTAATGTTTGCAATATCTCTAATGAAGTTCTCAATATTCCTTTGAGCACTAGATTGTAGTGACTTTGGTACACGAATAATCATGTTTAACTAATTCCTTTTTATTAATGGCTTTAGCTCCACGAAAAATGCAAGTATTTCTATCTGCTTCAGAAATATTAAAGTGAAACTCAACTATTTTTGTTGTTCTTTCCGGATTCACCCAGTGTGCTTTATCAGGTTCTAACCCTAAAATCTCTGCAGCAAATATTACTAATTCTTCTGCAGACTTATCAGAGAATAGATGGGCATGAGGTTTAACAAGACCATGAATATCAGTTACATATATCATTTTTTATTCCCTACTATATCTAGTAGATTAATTTGCCAACCCATGAGTAAAATTAAATTGGTTAGTGCAATTGCATCTGATAAAGCTCCATGAGGCCGATGAGTTATCTTCATAGTAGAAGTCCAAGTTGATAATTGATTGTTTACTAGTTTATTCCTTGATTCTCTACATAATTTTAATGTGTCAATATAAACATGATTAGGAGCAGTAGCACCATAAAATTCTAGAAAAGCATGTTCAAAAGCGGCACTGTGTGCATATATTGGATGTTCTCCAAGTACTTCTTTCACTTCTTTTATGACTTCTTTGGTATTAAATGATGGAAATCCTTTCAATAAATCAACTGATAAGCCATTTCTTTCAGCAGCTTTATCTGAGATGCTTTTAATAGAATAAAACTTATGATATACATCTTTTACTTGATTACCTATAACTTTTATAATTGCTATTTCAGCTACTTCACCTCCTACATTAGGACTCAAATTAGTAGTTTCTAAATCAACAACATTAAATGTGGGTATGTTATGCATATCTTCCTCTTCTATGGGTTCTTCTATTAGTTTTATTAAGTCTTTCTGTAAAATCAATAATCGACTTACTTCACTCATTAACCTACCTTTAAGTACTTAGCAACTTTTGAAAGGTATTCAGCTTCCATTGACACAATTGGAAAGTTTGCAGCATCAGCAGCATCAAGTAATTCTATGACTTTTGGATCAGATATAATCTCTGCATTATCAGTATCAATATAAAAATTATCTTTTTTATGGAGTTTTCCATCTTCATCATAACCTCCATTAAATTCAGGGTAAAATTTATGCCCTTTTGCTTCCCACATGGGTCTTCTTCTGTAAAAGATTCCAGAATCTGGAATAGTACCCTTTTCTTTTGCTTCCTTTACAATTTTATCATGCAATTCCATCTGTTTATGCATAAAATCATCGGGAAAGTTTGGAGAACTAATCATACAGATCATACCTGGTAATTTACCATGTTTCATAAATCTTGAAGTCATTCTGTTGTAAATAGCATTATACATCTCTTCACAAGCATCAAAACTCCCATCAACAGTCTTATTAGAATCCTCAGTAACTTCCAAAAAAGCAGCTTCATCGATAATACTCCCATATAAGTTATAGCCCAATGCTGAAAGAGCAGAGCTTGTACCAGGGAAAATTGTAGTATTGTTTCTTGAGATCCGGATCTCAGTTGTAAATCTTGAATCAATAGGAAAATAGTCTTTATTAAATCCACACTGGAAGCGATTAAAGACTTCAGTGAATGTTACCTTTTTAGCTTGTTTCTCTGTGCGGTTCATATTAATCAATGCTATAACTGAGCTTGGAGCTAAATCAAAGTAATCTTGTGGGTTATCAATCAAGGACAATTCAAACCATTGAAGCCAAGTAATAATAGAAGACTTAGTTGTCTTACCAGAGCCGATTCCTTCCATGAAAATAACTAAGTTTACCTGTCTTTTCTTTCTCTCTTCAAACAAATCTACTATATCTTGTAAAACACCATCATAAACTTTATCTCCAAAACCTAAAAAGTATGGGTCTTTTATCAAAGTTTCAATAGGGATCTGTGCAAACTCATTAGCAATACGTTGATTCCACTCAAAAACAGCTCCAGTGGTCTTTTTATTATAATCATCTATATAGTCTTGTGCGAACTTATATAAATAATCTTGTGATTCATCTTTTTTTGCCATTACTTTAGCTTCTTTATTTTTATAATTGCTTGTTTTGGTATAGATGTTAATCCACTATAAGGCCTATGGTCTATTGTAGTACAACGACTTTCTGCTAAACAAATACCTTCTTTAGTATATTCAATTAGAAAACCTACCGATTGACACTGTGATATATCAATATGACAATCTTGTTTACTCAACCAACCCGGTTGACCACTTGAATCTACCCAATCAACTAATATTAAATCATCTTTCTTAAGTTTCATCATAATCTAATTTTATCCTCCAGTGATCTGGTTTCTGATTTGTCCATTCTAGTTTCATTCAAAAATCTCATTTATCCTATTTCTGATATAACTATTTTCAGGATTTGTAGGAAGATAAGTATTCCATTTTATTGGGTCATTTTCGAAAGGATTGCATCCATGTTTTTGTGCATTACTTGCCATTAACAAATTATTTGACATCCATTTACTAGCTTCATATCCTTCCAAAGTTATAACAGTTTTGTCATCTTGTTCAATAATAATTCTTGCCATTTATAGTCTCCAAGAGTTTTAAGAGCTTTTTTCAGTCATGATATATGTTTTTGGTATCCAGCCTGGTAGAGTAAAACCTTTTATTCTGGCATAGACTCTGTCACTATATTTGTGCATAATCCAACATTGAATATACACTGGTTTATA